AGGCGGCTCAATCGCAATGAAGTAAAACGCCAATAAAATGGCACGCACCACCGCTCGGCTATCACTGATGGTCGGGCGGTTTTTATTTGAGGTGAGACATGAAACCTGATTATGACGAGTGTTGCTGGAACGGCGAAAAGCCCAAGTCTTTCGATGAAAAGATGAAAGATGGCGCGGATATTGGCGCAGGTATAGGGCAATCAATGCCGATGCGCAAAGAGTATGCCCGTCCCTACACGACCGAGGTTCACGAAACGACACGGGAAGAACGCGATGAAAAGTATTGATAAGAGCAAACCGCACACGCAGGTAGGCGGCAAGCTTCCTTTGTTCTACATGCAAAACGGGCTTGGATTTAATCGAGCCGGCGAACTACTTGGCTTGTTCGATGAGCAGGGCAACGCGATAAGCCTTGAAGATGTTGGCGATGATTATGGCTCTATGAAAGTGCCGGCCTTACGAGAATTGCTCGCAGAGCGCGGCATAGAAGTGCCCGAAGGCGCAAAGAAAGCCGACCTGGTAGACCTGCTTGATAAGGCAGATGGCGCCAATGAGCAAGAACAGGAATTATCCGTAGATGAATAAACTTGCGCTTGTTCAAGAGCTGGCAAGACTCGCCGGAATCTCTGACTCAGGAGGCCCGGCAACACTTGTCGGTCAAACCGGCGACAACCAGAAGGCGATCAGGTACATCGATGCTGCCCACGAGGAGATCCAGAACGAGTACGCGGATTGGAATTTCTTGTGGGCAAGCACCTCTTTCAACACCACGATCGATCTTGCTGAATACGCAGGAGCTTCCGGGCTTCTTACGTGGGACGTTGACCGTATTTATTGTGATGGCGAGCAGGTAGACGTTATTGCGTATCAAGACTACACGCCTGAAACGCTAGATTCTGCTAAGCCTATGCAAGCCACTATTTTGCCTAATGGACAAATCAAGTTCATCCCGGCACCTGATGCGGTGTACCCCATCACTTATGACTACTTCAAGGCGCCAAAGGTGCTCTCCCTTAATGCAGACGAGTCTCTAATTCCTTCGCAGTATCACATGGCTATCGTGGCGCGCGCGCTGATTATGTACGCAAACTTTGAGTCTGCAGCCGAGGCCAAAGTGCAGGGCGAGGAGCTCTACACCAAATACATGACACAGCTAAAGAACAACCAGTTACCGCGAAGAAAGCAGATGTTTGCGCGCTCCGAGTCCATAGATTTCACGGTGATACCTGAATGAGCCTGCCCTCCAAGAAAGTGGATATTGTCGATCTCAAAGGCGGGCTCGACTTTTCAAGCACTTTTATCAAGATGCCTCCTGGTGCCGCGTTCAATCTGACCAACTTTGAACCGGCCCTTGGCGGCGGGTACAGGCTGACGCAAGGGTATGAGCGAGTCGATGGGCGCACCGCTCCTTCTGCCGCGCTTTACTACACGGTAGGGGTGGCAGATGGAACCGGTATCAGTGTGGGCGATACACTCACCGGGGATTCGTCAGGGGCTACGTCAAGGGTTGTAATCAAGGATGGGAACACGCTTGGGGTGACAGTGCTTGTCGGCACCTACACGCTAAGTGAGAGCGCTAACAGCACGACGATCACGGCAGTACAAGAATTGTCAGGCCAGTCAGGCATGGAAACCGACGATACTTGGCAACTGGCCGCCAATGATTATTACCGCTCCCTGATAGGCGCAGTGCCTGGCAATGGCAATGCGCTGTACTCCTTTCAGTACGGCGCCGATAAGTACGCCTTTCGCGCCGACAGCACGGTAGTCAAACTCTACAAGTCTAGCGCAGCCGGGTGGGTAGTTGTCCCGTTCTTCCAAGTGCTGTTCTTTGATGCTGGCGTGATGGCAGATGGTGAGATAGTCGAAGGCACGACAGTTATCACAGGCGCTACTAGCGGCGCTACCGGCACGGTCAAGCGCTTTATTAAAAATGGCGGCGACTTTGCGGCAGATGCCACAGGCTATTTCATAGTAGATGCCACAGGCATATTCTCTGATAACGAGAACATTCAAGTCTCTGCAGTGACAAAATGCGCTGCAGATGGGGTGAGCGCTAATATCACTCTTGCCACGGGTGGTAAGTTTCAGCACAGAGCGCACAACTTCTACGGATCTACCGCTACACGCAGAATTTACGGCTGTGACGGGATAAACCCTGCATGGGAGTTTGACGGCGTGATCTTCGTGCCGATGTATTTCCCGACACCCAACCACGCGGCATCCTTCAACAAGCCTTCTTATCTGGTGGTTCACAAGACTTACCTGTTCTTGTTCTTCGCTACCGGGCAGATGGCGCACTCAGCCCCAGGGCTCCCGCTAATCTTCAGCTCACTCATGGGCTCTCTGCAATTTGGTCTTGGCGATGTGCCAACCGGGGCAGAGGCGAGATCGGGCGATGTGCTGGCAATCTATACGCGCAACATGACCTACGGCTTATACGGCACCAGCTCAGCAGATTGGGAGCTGCGCGTGATCTCCGAGTCCTTCGGGGCAATCGGCCACACAGCACAGAAGGTTGGCACAGTGTACTCGCTCGATGACAAGGGCATTGCACCACTCGAGCGCGTGAACGCTTACGGTGATTTTGAGTCGGCCACAGTCTCCCGAAACGTGCAGCCGATAATCGATCGCTATAAAAACCGCATCGTGGGCAGCGTCGCAGTAAGAGGCACAAACCAGTACAGGCTCTATTTTGATGACGGCACCGTACTGGTGATGGGCGATGACCAGTATCTAGGCGAGTCGCTTCCCGATTTCTCGACGCTGGAGTACCCGGATATCCCGACATTTGTTTCCTCCTCAGAGGATGAGAGCGGCAATCAGGTGATCTTATTTGGCGATGCAAGCGGCTATGTGTACGAGTCAAACAAGGGCTACAACTTTGATGGCGAGAATATCGACTACGCTTATCGCTCCCCCTACATGCACCAGAATTCGCCTCAATTACGCAAAGGATTCCGCAGGCTCTATATCGATCTTGAAGCATCGAGAAGCGTAACTATGCGAGTCGCATACGGGCTTGGGTACGGCAATCCGGCTATTCCGAGCAGCCTTTCATCCTCGATCACAGCAGAGTCGGGTGCAGGATTTTGGAACATCGACAACTGGAACGAATTCTTTTGGGACGTGAGCGCATTTTCATCGCAAGGAATTTCATTAAGCGGCACTGCCAATAACATTGCCGTGATTATCACCGGCAGCAGCAAGACCACCAGACCTTTCACCATTCAGACGCTAGAGCTGCATTACCTTCCAAGGAGACTTCGCCGTGAGTAGATACACACGAACCTACAATTTTAATCCAAGCACTCGCGCTAAAGGCGAAGAAGTAAAATTCGAGCTTGATGCGCTTGAAGTCTACGCCGCGGAAATGCCGGCACCAGATACATTTGCCAGCGGAAGTCTGAACATCCTCACCGCGGGCGGCACGGCCAATGCGATCACTGTTAGCGCAGACACCACCTGGGCCAGCTACACCGGCAAGGGCTCTAACCGGCTATCAGTTAAGATCACCGCAATAAATACAGGCGCTGTCACGCTTAACGTGGACAGTGTTGGTGCAATCCCTTGTGTGCGCGCCGATGGTGTTGCTTTAGCTGCCGGCGATCTGGTTGCCAATGCCACCTATGACTTTGTGTACTCCGAGGAGTTATCGAAGTTCTTTGTAGACGCCTATGGCTCTATATTTGTCACGGCTCAAGGCTATGTTGACGCGGCATCTGCCCAGGCCGACACCGCAACCACCCAGGCCGGCACCGCGACTACGAAAGCGGGCGAGGCGTCTACCTCTGCAACCAACGCCTCTGCCTCCGAGACTAATGCCAGTAACAGTGCGGCCAGCGCTTCAACGCAAGCCACAAACTCCAGCAGCAGCGCTGCCACCGCAGCCAACTACGCCGTAAAAGTAGACGGGTATGCTTCTGGTACTGATAACAGTTCAAAATCTTGGGCAGTTGGCGGAACCGGGGCAGGCCAACCCACTGAGGGGAATGCGAAGCTCTGGGCGACCAAGGCCACCACTACCGTTGACGGCACAAGCTACTCCGCGAAAGAGATGGCCATCGGCGATTCAACGGCATCAGGCGGATCTGCCAAGGCATGGGCGACAGATGCGTCCAGCCCAGACGGAACAGCAGCTAAGAGTGCAAAAACCCACGCAGAAGCTGCGGCGGTCACAGTTACAGATGTGAACGTACAGGCGGTCGGAACGAACTTACTCGGCCCCAACACCATAGGAACAGTAGCAGGAATTGCCTCTCACGTTACTACAGTAGCGGGTATCTCAGCAGCAGTCTCAGCGGTGAACACGAACGCTACCAACGTCAACACAGTTGCCACCAATATAGCCAACGTCAACACGGTCGGCGGTATATCTGGCAACGTGACTACGGTTGCAGGCATATCAGCGAGCACAACTACGGTAGCTGGAATAGCGGCCAATGTGACAACTGTTTCCGGCATAGCCGCGGCGGTCTCGACTGTATCTACGAACAACGCGAATGTAAGCACCGTTGCAACCAACATCGCCAACGTCAATACCGTAGGGGGAATATCTGCTAACGTAACAACCCTCGCTGGCATTTCCACAAGCGTACCAACCGTTGCAGGCATATCCGAAAATGTCACAACCGTGGCGGGTGTAGCTGCTAACGTAACAACCGTTGCAGACATATCCGCAAATGTCACAACCGTGGCTGGGGTCGCATCGGCGGTATCGACCAACGCCACTAACATAGCTTCAGTGAACACCAACGCGACCAACATCGTGGCGATCCAAAACGCATCAGCTAATGCTGCCAGCGCCTCGAACAGCGCAACAGCAGCGGCAGCGTCTTACGACAGCTTCGATGACCGCTACCTTGG